CCCATGCCGCGCACGGAGGCGGCAATGGGGTTGAGTTTGGACGGCACGCCTTTCAATTCGGCCTTCAGTTCGCGCACTCTGGCCGTATAGGCGGCGGTTTCCTGTTTCAATTCGCGTTTGGTCAGCGTGCCGCTTGCCTTCAGTTCGGCATAGGCTTGTTTGACCTTAGCCAGCTCCGAGCGCGCTTGGTCGGTTTTAATGCCTAAAACCGCCTTGGCCTCGGCAGCCCGTTTCATTTTTTGCGCCGCCTGTGCGGCCTTTTCGGTTTCGTCCGCCAGCCTGCCGACGTTTTCCGCGCCCGATACGTCCGCCTTGATTTCTATGCCTGTTTGGATTTTCGTCATCTGTCAAACCCTGTTTAAAATATGTAAAAAGGCCGTCTGAAAAGCCAAATCATGGTTTTCAGACGGCCTGACTGCGGTTGCTATTTGTCAAACACCTTCACGCTGTAAGACGATTCGTAGCCCGCCACCAGTACGGGGTTGCCGGTGAAGGAGACTTCATTGAAGTCGTCTTTGAACCAATCTAGTTCGCTGTCGGCGGCTACGACGGCGGAGGGGATGTGCAGCTTGACCGGCTCGCCCGTCACGCGGTTTTCGCCGTCGAGCATGATTTCGAGGTCGTAGTCGGGTACGGCGTCGGCATCGATTTTGAAGCCGCCCTTTTTCAGGGTTTTGGCCGTTACCTTGATTTTCTCGCCCGCATTGACGTTGTCGCATTCCGGCAGGACGGTAATCAGGCCTAAAACCGCGTTGACGGACAGGTGTTCCGCCTTCACGGCCTGACCGGCGGCGTTTTTGACGCTGACGGTTGCAGGGTCGAGGTTGTCGATGGAGAGCGGGTAGCCGTTGCCTTTGACGCCGACGGTGATTTCCTCGTCGGTAACGGTGCGGATTTGCGCTTCGATGACCGACTCCTTGCCGTGCAAAGCCATGGCGAGGTTGGTTTTGTCGAATGTGTCGAGTTTGAGCTTCAACTCGGTCGGCTTTTTCAGGCTGATGCTGTCCAAGGGCTGCCCCCAGCTTGCCTTGCGGCGGGATATGCGCTGTTTCTTCTCGCTGTCGGTCTTTAACGACAGGGCGGTGGTGTTGCCGATGTCGTAGAAGCCGCCGCCTTCGGTGCGGCGGTTGCGGATGTACACGTCGCCGGCAAAAATCAGGCCGTCGTCTGCTTGTCGTGTCATGGTTTCCTCCTAGGGTTGGATGATGACGGTGGTGGTGAATGAGATGGGGTAAAAGGCGTAGCCGTCGTTGTATTCGATGGCGGGCGGGGCGGTGCGGACGAACGGGCCCGCGGCGTATTCCGAGCCCGCATCCCAGCCGCCGAAGCTGTGCTGGATGGCGGCCAGTACCGCGCCGACTTCGTACAGTCCGGTACGCGCGCCGGCGTAGCTTTTGGCTAGGATGAAGGTAAAGTACAGCCGTTCGGTCACCTTGCGTCCGTTACCCGCGCTGTCTTCCGGCCTGCTGCCGCCGTAGGCCACATACACCGCGCCGTCGAGCGGGGCGGCCTTGCGGCGGGCGGAGGCGGTGGAAAGCAGTTCGGCCAACTCGCCGACTTCCTTCACGGCTTTCACGCCGGGAACGGTTTTCAGGCGTTCGAGTATCAGCGGGTAAACCGCCAACGGGTTGTCGTGCTGTTTAAGTCTCGTCATGGTGCGATCAGGCCGTTGAGCCAGTCCTCCAGCAGGTGGTCGATGTTGCGGTAGTCTTTATCGGACAAACCGAGGAATGGTCGGGCGGGCATGTGCGCCGTGCCTTCCTGCAAATAGGCGGCGTAATTCATCACCGAGCCGATGATGACGCTGTCGGTGGATGCCTCGTGCGTGATACTGGCCAGCAAGTGGCCGTGGTCTACCAAGATGCCGCCGCGCCCGTTTTTCCGTTGCTTCGTCTGCGCCGAAACGTCCGCCCACTTCACGCCGTCGGGGGCGGCCTTCTCTTCGGCGATGCGGTGGCGGGCCGAGGATTCGACGATGCCGCCGATGGCGCGCAACGGTTCTTCCAAGCCGCCGGACAAGGTGCCGGCCAGTTTGCCCAGGCGTGCGGACAGGCGGGACAGGTCGTGGTGGACGATCATCCTCATGATTTGATCCACTCCCGCAGGTCGGGTTCCCGGTTGGCGTAGACGGCATAACGGCTGGCATCTGCCGCCGTGCGTGTCCCGTCGAGCATATTCGGGTTTTTAACCACGGTTTTAAACCACGCCACCGCCGCCCGGTAGCGTTCGTCCACAGCCTGGTTGTAGCCGACCTCGTAGAGGTAGTAGCGTGCGATGTCGCACACTTTCAGCTTCAGGACGTGCGGTACGGCATCGAAGGACAGGTTCGCCGCCTTCAGATACGCGCCCGCCTCGGCGTCGGCGTCGGCAATGGCGGTGTCCAGCACGGCGTAGTCTATGCTGTCGTAGCCGTCGCGGCCGGTGCGTTGCGCCAGTTCGGTTTCGCCGAAGCGCGTAATCATGTCCTCGCGGGTAATCAGCATGGTTCTTCCTGTTTTCAGACGGCCTTAAAGGCCGTCCGAAGGGTTAGGCGGTCAAAGTGGCCACTAAATCCGGGCGCAATACCAAGGGCAGCGGGTTGGACTGCATTTCCAAGTCGTAGCCTTTGCCGAATTTCATCGGCTCGCGTTTGGCGTAATACGGCAGGGCGACGGTATTGACGGTTTCGGTGTAGTTCGCGGGGGCGAAATACTCCTCGTACAGCCTGCCCGGGCCGGTCGGCAGCAGGATGGCTTTGTCGTCGTCGAGTTTGGCTTTGCCGAAGTTGCCGGTGTAGTGGATGAAGCGGATGCCGTTGTGAACGAACTCTATCGGGTTGATGCCGTCGGCTTCGCGGTAGGCCGCGCCTTCGCGCCAGCGTTCGTACAGCGGTTTGACGGATTGGTGGTACTTCAGGGCTTCGATAAATTCAAAACCGCACAGTGCCACCCAGCCCGTTACCGCCGCACCGCGCAGGGCGGAACGCTGTTTGGCCAAGGCTTCGTCGATTTGCCTGCCGACCTCGGTCGTTTCCGTAGAGAGCTTCATGTCGTAAGTCGTGCGGGTCAGGCCGAACTCTTGGTAAATATCGTAGATTTCGCTGCCGTCGGCATCGAGGATTTTGCCCAGCAGCGCACCCAGCATCAGGTGTTCGCGAGTGTATTCCAAGTTTTGTTTGCCGTCGGCCAGCTTGGCCTCCACCTTCGCCATCACAGTTTCGGCCTCGGTTGTACCGAAGGCGCGCAAACCCTGTACGTCTTCCGCCAATACGGAATCATGCACGGGCAGGTGCGGGATGCGGAAGGTGCGGATATTGCGGTTTTTCACCGGTACGGTATCGGGCGTGCCGCCGTTGCGCGGTTTGGCCTGCACCAGCTTCAGGGTGGTGTCCTGCCGCTCGATATCCACTTTGGTATCGGACAGGTAGACGGGTTTGAAAAGTTCCAAATCGCGGATTTGGGTCGGCGTGGCCTGAATGCTGCCGATGGCGCGGGTCAGGGCGCGCAGGCCGAATTTGCTGTTGTCGTCCAGAATCATGTTTCTGCCTTTTTAAGAAGTTATGCGGCGGGTGTACCGGTATAGACGATGCCGTAGGGGTCGCCGTCGGCTTTCAAGCCGTCGAGGTTGCCGCCTGCGGAAGCGGCGGCCTTGACGGCGGCATCGGCCACCAACGTCAGGTCGATGATGCAGTTGTGCGGCTGTACGATGACGATACCGTCCTGCTCGTTGGTCAGTGCCAGCAGTTTCTTGCCGGCGCGCGGGGCGTAATCGACAAACGTGCCCGCCTTCGTGCCTTTGGCGGCGGCGACTTTGGCGCGGGTCAGCGGCGTGGCCTCCCATTTCAGGAAGTCACCGACGACGCGGCCCAAGGTTTCGGCTGTGGTTTTCGGATCAGACATAATTTTTGCCTTTCACGGTAGAGATGGAGAATTTGCCTTCGTCCTCCTGTTCGGGCGCATGGCCGTCCGACAGCAGCACTTTGGGCAGGTCGGCGGCGGCCTTGGGTTTCAGGTCGGCAATCATCGCGGCGGCGGCTTCGGGGTCGGCCGACAGCAGCACGGCCAGCGTCGCTTCGGACAGGCCTTGAAACTTGCCGTCCCCGTCCTCCTTAAAGCCTGCGGCGGACAATTTCGCTTTGACCTGGCTTTTCTTGGCAGCCGCTTCGGCCTCTTTCAGCTTTTTCTCGACTTCGGTTTTTTCGGCCTTGAGCGTATCGACTTCCGCCTTCAGGTCGTCAAACGCTTTCTTTTCTTCGGGTGTCATGGATAACTCCACAGGTTGTTTAAAAATATCCGGCAAGGGGCTGCCGTCCGACAACACCACCGCCTCCGTCTCGCTGTCCACGCCGACGGCGGTAAACGACACTTCGCGCACGGTACAGCGGCGCATAACGACTGCGGGGCCGTACACCTCGCCGCCATTGACGGTCAGGGATGCGCCCGCTTCCAGCATCTCGAAGGATTCCGCCTGTACATAAACGGACATCTCCCACGGGAATCCTTGGTCGGCCGCTTCGGCAATCTGCGTGCCAAATTCGTTCGACAGCAGGCTGCCCTCGGCAATCAGGCCGTCCGCCGTGACCGACAGGCGGCACACGCCCGCCATCTTGACGGGCGAATGCTCCAGCAGGACGGGGACGGACGCTTTGTGCCGCAGCCCTTCGAAGTCGACGACGGTCTGCGTGCCGCCGTAGCCGAACGGCTTGCCGCTGTTGGCGGTGCCTTTGAAGGTGCGCACTTCGTCCGCGCGGCCGGCCAAAGCGACCGGCAGGGCGGCGGAAAGTTTGATTTCAAGGGGTGTTTTCGTATTCATGCCGCCATTGTTACAGGCAAAACAGCGCGTTATGGTTAGTCTCGCTGCATCAAGTGCCGACGGGCAGGCGGCAGGCATAAAAAAACCGCCTTGCGGCGGGTGGGGATTTTTTGCAGCGGGCAGATTGTCGTATCGGGAAGATACCTACTTTAAACCCGCTTTAAAATCGCGTCAGATTGATTTTATCGGCGCGGGCGAGGGTATGTATCCCCTTGCCCCTGAAACGGCCTGCAAACGCGGTTTTTCAGGATGGGGAGATGCGCCGCCGTATAACCTGACAAAGGCTATATTGCCCGATAGCTGTAAAGAGGCTGTAAAGCGCGTTTTTTAGGGCATACGGGCGGCAGGGCAATACCAAACCCTACCTAAAGCGTTCAAATGCCGTCCGGCGCGTTTTTCGTGCGCTTTATCAAAAATGGGTGAACCATGGTTTCACCGAAGATTAAAAAACCGTCCGAACCTGTAAGGACTGCTTACATGTACGGACGGCTTCTGTGGCGGGTTGTATCAGGCGGCTTCGGCCAAACAGGGGGGTTAATAATGCAATGTTATCCCAAGATGTTTAAACGGCTGTCCCGCCCCCCTTATCCTCATCATGATGCCCGAATCGTCGGGAGGAAGGTCAAACCCGGAATGCCTTAAGGCCGCAACAAAATGACCGTCATACAGCAAAGGGTGGGTAACTGTATCTCCACCACCGGGCATAGGGGAAACATTGTCAATGATTTGGTCGCTGACGGCTTTCTTCATGGCAGCTTCCAGCATTGAAACTGCTTCGGCATCGCCCGACAGCTCGCCTTTCTCGATGTGAAGCCTCGGTTTTTCGGCTATATGCTGCGTCCAAACGATGTTGCCGATCGGCTTGCCGTTTTTTGACAATACAAATGCGTCTTTCAGTATCATGGTTTGTACCTCGTCAGCAGTGCCAGTCCGAAATACATAAAATCGGGCTTTGCCGCCAGCTCTTTAAATCTTTTTGGGTCTCCGCCTAAAAGCGATTCAAAAATCATCGACATCATCTCTTTCGGTCGCGGGTCATCCTCATCTCCGTACATTTTGCCATAGTAAGGGCTCGGGAAATCGTCCCTCTTGCCTTTTTCTTGCTCATTATACCCGCTTTCGCCTGTCATTTCGCGCATGGTTTTGACTGCCTCCCCTTGAGTGCGCTCCTTCCACAGGCGGGTAAAGTAGCCGTCCAATTCAGGCATAGAGGATTGGAGGCGATGTGCAAACTCATGTATTTGCGTCGAATCAATCGACATTTTAGACTTGTTTAAATTGTTCAGCAGCAAAGAATCACCCTTGCGAAAAACAGGTTTGCGCCCGATAAACGCCCATCTGAACCGCTCGTAACCGTATCCTTCGGGATATTGCTTTTTCCTGAACATTTGGATAATGTTTTCAATATCATCTTTCACTTCGAGATGCCAAGCCCTCTTCAAACTGTCTTCTGTCAGTACCCGTCCGATTGCGTTTGATTTTTCAATCCAAGCCTTCGGATAGGTTCGGTTGATAAGTGCGGCAAACTCCTTAACCGTTTCTTCCGAGCTGCTGTACACCGCCACTTCGCCGCCGAATACTACCCCTTCGCTCTTCATGATTTCAAGGACTGCCTCATGCGGCTTATTGCCCTCAAAAGCATCAATAATCACATCCCGATAACGTTCAAACAGTTTTTTACCCTCGGCAATAATGCTTTCGCTGCTTTCAAAAATATCAGGCTTACCGCGCAAAGTCAGATACTGTTCTAAGTCGATTTCCAGTTTCTCGAGAGCGGTTTTGCCGTATTTGTCGGCGTAAAGGGCCTTGATCGCCCCCAATCGGTCGCCGTGGTTGTGGGCGAATGAGGGCGTGATGTCGTCGGGAATCAAAACCTTCTGCCCGGTGCGCGGGTTGGTAAACTCGACCATCTCCACATCAGGCTCGCCGCCGCTGCCCTCTTCTTCCGCCTGCCGTGCCGTCAGGGCGGAGACGGAGCATTTGCAGCCGTAGCCGTTCGGAGGGAAGATGACTTTCCAAATATCGTGTTCCACGGGCAGTATCAGGCCGTAGTAGCGTTTGTGGCTGTCGCGCGGATGCCCGGCGGCGGAATGGTTGTAACGCAAATACGGCAAGGCTTTTTTGTTTGCCTGTATCCTCTGCCACTGTCCCGCCGCAAAGGCGGTGCGCATGTTGGTGTCGAAGATGGTTTTCAGGCGGCGCGTGCTGCCGAGTTGTACCAGTTTCGGCTCGCCGTCCAGCGGGTCGGTCATCACTTGCTCGCCCCACCATCCTTTGGCCATTAAATACGGTTTTAAACGCTTTTTAAAATCGGCAAACGCCGTGCCGTTTTGCTGCGCGGATTCGATGGCGCCTTTGACTTCGGCAAGCATATCCGCGTCCATCATCTTGGCGACGGTAAAGGCAAGGCTGTGCTGATACAGCCATACGTCGTAATGGCTGAAGCCGGGCAGGATTTTCTTAGCCTTGAAATGCTCGAAAGCGGCTTTATCGACTAAGCCGGAGAAATTGTATTCAATCCCGTCCATCGTCCGCCCCGTCCGCCCAAGCCGAAAGGCCGTCTGAAACCAAACGCTGAATCAAAAGATTATCGCCTTTGCCCAAATCAAGTTCCGACAGCTTCGCCTCAAATTCGGCGTAGTCTTTGCAGCTTTCCAACAAACCCAACACCGCTTCCATCTTCGGTCGGGCAATGGCCTGTTCTGCCGTATCGGGCGCGTTACGGGCAAGACCGTCTGAAAGGCGCAGGCTCATTTTCACATCCGTTTGCTGCGGCAGGGCGGGAAGTTCACGCAGTTTAAAATGCGATTCTTCAAAGCCCAGCACGTCGCGGTAGTATTCTTCGGTCAATACCAGCTGCCCGGCGTCAAGGTACATTTTGTCGCGCTCGGCACGGGTTTTGTCTATCCGCACCTCGTCTTCAAACTCGAACCACACGCCTTTCGGGGCATGAATCGGCCTGCCGTAGGCATTGTTGACCATGACGGCGGCGTCGACGAAATGCTGGGCGGCACGGGAGAGCATGACCAGATAGGAGGCGATGCGTTCGGCACGGTTGTTTTCTTCGGTTTCCTGCGCGGCGCGGCTGCCGGTCTCAAGGTCGCTGGTCTTGACCTTGCCCAGCAGGGTTTTTTGGATGCGGGCGTTGGCGAGGTTTTCCAGCCGTTTGAAGGCCTGGCCGTCTGCGGTGTTTTGCAGCATCTTCACATCGTCCTCGCGCTCGATGCTGACTGCGCCGCCGCCGAGAAAGTCGATAAACCGCCGCATGAAGCCGCGGTGCTCCTCGTCCGTACCGGCGTTGATTTTGGCCACCATATAGGGCTGGGCGTAGCGGGTGATGAATTGGGCGGCAAAGACGAAGCCTTTGCTGCGCAAGGCGACGGGGGCGTACAGCCGCGCGGCCGCCATTTCCCCGGCCGGGTTGGTCGAGGTGGCGCGGTGGGTCAGAAACAGGTACATCACATTGGTGTCGCACACCTCTTCGCCCGCCGTGCCCCGGTACATCAGGCTGCCGTCGCGGTAGGGGACGAAACGTTCCAACTCGCCCCGTTTACTTGATACGTTGGCGATACGGATGCCGTCGTCGCCCTGCGCATAGACGTAGCGTGCCACGCTGTAACCGTTGAGGCGCGCGTCGATGACTGTTTCCGCCAGTACGCCCATATGCTGCCGCAGCATTTTCCACAGGCGGTCTTTATCCTCTTCGGACAGACCGTCGCCGTACAGCCGCCACGGTTTGGCCAGCATGGCGGCGCGCAGGTCTTCGGCACAGGCGGCCACCTCGTCGTCGGCGTAAACCGCATCGAAGGCGTGCTGCCTGCCCACGCCGAGGCGGGCAAGCAGGGTGTCGTTGCCCGTCATATCGGCAAACATATTCGACAGTGCGTCTTCGGTGGCCGCGGTCAGGTGTTTGACGGCGGCCTGACGTTTTTTACCTTGAATCAATCCA